GTGGAATCGCTTGAAGAAAAAAGACCACGCCTTTGCAAAACAAACTCGTCCGGCATCTTATCTTGCTTTGAAAAGTTGCACTTGCGACAGGCAGCGACAAGATTGTCCGGATCATCCGTGCCACCCTTAGCCACAGGGATGATGTGATCTACCGTGTTAGCTTCCATGCCACACCAATAACATTCTCGACCGTCTCGATTCAAGATCCTCAATCGAAGCTTCTTCCATGTCGCGCTGTTCACCTTGCGCTGTGAATGTAGGGTCATCTAAAAGTAATTCTTTCGCTTATGAAATGACCAAGCATTGCACAATGACCCATATCTTTTGATGGCATATTTGATCGTGGCATCAATTTGGCTATATCCATCCAATGTTCGGTAATGATTGGATCTCATCTGTCCAATACCGTAATGCGATCCATTCTTCGCATTGATATCCCATGATCGATTCTCTTTATCAATGATTGATATGAAGCATTCAAATTGTTTAAAATCAACAATTCTTGAGTGAGCATATAGCTTGTATTGATCAGCGTTTGTTGCTTGTGCTGTTTGTGTGTTTGTCACCATAACGCCTAGTAATAGGCAGAGAAGTGGCTTTAGGTTAGGGCGCACTCGCGAGCAACACGCCTTCAGGCGCTCGCTGACTGCGGCAGATCGTACCGATGCTGTCAAATACCTGTCAAGGATAGGGGAGTTGTCCACAGGATTTGAACGCAACCTTGAGAGTGTCGTCCACATGTTATCCACATGACTCATTGATGTCCCCAATCTTTGCCTTTGAAATGAATTGGAGCAGCAACCCAAATTCGATTCATAGGAATATCGCATCCATCGCAATAAGGGGAGCGAGCGAGGACATCGTCAATCGGACGGTTGATTGTTTTTGTATTGCGACAGACTTCGCATCGATAGTCATAGTCAGCCAAGGGCGTCCGCCAATTGATTGACACCCATGACGCCACAGCTCAAGCATTGAACCAAAGCAACGCCATCGCCCAAAGGGACTTCATTTTCAAAGACAGCGTGATTTGTCGCCTTTTTTTCAACACGGCATTGGAAGCGTAGCTGCTCCATGAGTGCTCCTTCGCAAATTCTCAATTGGATGTAGGTGATATTGCTCGACCCAATATGTCGGTTGATCACGCCGACGCCATTTTTGATTCTTTGCGATGGCAATTGGTATCCAGCCTTTGAGTGTGTAATTCGGTGATTTGCCGGTGCATAAGATGGCAATGTCTGTGTTGCGATCTGAGTCATAGATGATCAAAGATCCGGAATCGTATTTTGTCCATTTGACTTCAATGATTGATCCGACATCGGCGCTTCTTTTAAACCTTGAATCACGCGCATCAAAATCCTCAATTCCAAAGTATCGAGCAACAGCAAATTCAGCTCCAATTGATTCGGCTGTCTCGGTGATGTAATCGTGAAAGTTCAAAGCTTTGTTGTATCGGCTTATGTGATCAGGCTTTCCGCCGATCTCTTCCACTCGCTCAATGGCTACTCGCGCAGCTTCCCATTCCTGCTCCCTTGTGATCACCATCTTCATTTGCAATCCAAGCAATACCAAAGCATGTCATCGATGTACTTGCCATTGGATTTTTGGGCATAGTGCTGACCTTTATCACACCAATCAATTACCGGCGGATCAATTTGATCCTTGATGACGGTGCCATCGATTTCGATGATTGTGCGCTCTCCGGTATTGAGCTTGATGATCTCCATTTCGCCCATCAGATTTGCTGTTCCCATTTTCCATTTGATGAGAGCGTCATCCAAATGGGTGAGCATTGCTTTGCCTTAATTCGCTCTGTGCAGACATATCCGTGATAAGCCTTTGATGTCTTAGCTGAAATGCCTTCTTTGAGCAGCATGTGACCATGGGCGCAAATAGGGGAGTGCTTGACTAATTCGCCGCCGAGCTTTGAAGCGATCTCGCCCATCGCTTGTGAAGCTGTCGAAAAGCCTTCTTCGCGTGTGGCTGTGATTGTGACTTCGCCAAAAGGCTGAGTCCAAGGATCATGGACAACTTCATTGACAAAAGCAGCTGGCATTGTCTCAACCTGTTGCATATTCTGAAGCGTTGGTCGCTCATCTGTGCCAAGTAGCAGTCCAACACAGCGACCAATGGCACTTGTGACCGTATCTTCAACAAACCATCGCTTCATTTGCGCGTTGTAGCTTTCAATGCGTCCAAAGGCGTAATCAATAGCCGATGGCTTTTCGTCTTCATATTCTCTGAAGATTCGGCACTCAACAAGGATGTATCCGCCGGCGGCATTGAAATCGATGATTGATGTCTCAACGCGATTTGTGGGATGTGTGGCGTGGAGTCTTTTAATCCTTGTTGCCACATCTTCATATTTGTCCAAGAAGCTCATCGGCTCACCTTGCGATCTATTGCGCGGCGCTCACCGATTCGGATTCCAACCGAGCGACCATGTTTGTGTCCATCTTTTCGACCTGTGGAATACCCGAGACAATAAAAAACAATTGCCGATAGCAATATGACAATCATCATCCAGCCGTACTGTGTTTGTAGATCCATTTCATCTCTCCCGATGTTATGGTCAGAACACGGGAGACAATCAAGTGTTATGTTAAGTTGAGTGTGCCGATCACGCTCAAGTTACTTAACATAATGTAACAAATCAGAGATTTTGATAATTATCAAAAACTTCTGACTATACCTTGACTGCTCCCGAGTCTGACGGTGTTTAATGAGTGCTACCACTCATTGTGAAAAGTCTAGGGCTACCCTATGACATTTGACAAGATCCGACACGCAGGCGCTTAAAAGGGAGCGAATATGTCTGCACCAAGAAGAGAACCATCCGGCATGATCAATGTGATATCGACTGCCCAAATGCAGGGCAAGCTCGAATGTTTTGGATATGGGCAAGACGCCCGAGTGATAAACCCTGGAGACATGATCATCGTTGCCATGGATTTTGTTGGCGAAAACTTCCATAAGCAAAAGATTGAATTTGCTCTGAAGATTTATGGAAGAGATATGAATCTTTTTTTTGAATCAACCAAGAATGCTTTGGCGCTATGGAATGACAACAAACATTGGCTTCAAGCTTCTGTCAATACGCCCAATCTTGATCAACGATCTTTGAGCGAAATCCGCATGGCTGATAATCTAGCCAATATCAATTCGCTATATCCTCCAAAATGAGATCGTAAAGATAGTCCACTTTCTGTTCAATTCGATCTACCTTGCCGCGAAGATTGTGTCCGCCATTGCCATCTGGACGCAGCTCTGAAAAGTAGTGTTTGACCAAGAATCGAATTGACATGGCAAATGCCGAAATGAGCGTGACAATTGCCACGCCCATTCCAGCCCATTCATTTGGAGTCATTTCCCCTTGATCCCAAATGAAGCGTCATTGGGATTGAGATATCGCAAGATCACCGGCAAGATGGCAGCTAGTCCAGCGCCAGCGATAGCGGATGGATCCGTAACTCCAGCAATGTAAACAGCGATGCAGGCTGCAAGAAAAGAGCGCACCCATGAAGCTGCAAGACATTTGATCTCTTTCATTTTTTCTTCTCCTTTTTTAAAATTGAGAGCTTTGATGACTCGATTTTGATTGTTGGATATTCGCCTTTGTACGGCACATATTTGGGACGCCCAAAGCCAACAATCTCTTTTCCGATTGTGCGGCTTTTAACCATGACCATTCCGCCATTGCGTTGATCGCCGCTGCCGGATGTGTTGCCTTCAATGGTCGTGACCGTCTTGCCATCGATGCCCGCGACGATTCCCACATGGCTGATCCGGTCGATGCCGTCATGTGGGAAATCCATGAATGCAAGATCACCGATCGCCGGTATCTCATTCCACCGCGAAATTTCCTTGAATTTATGCGCTCCTACAGCTGTGGAGACAAGTGAATGAACCTTGACGCCAGCTTGTGCCAATACCCAGTTGCAGAATGAACCGCACCATGGCAAGCCATTGGCTTTTGTAAATTCACCGTACTTTGTCAGATTCTCGCATTCTTCGACTGTGCCGATTTCGGCTTGTGCAATTTCAAGAACTGCGGCTGATGTACCTAGTGGATAAGTCATTTGCCTAGCTTCAATCCTTTTGGAATAGGCTTTGAGTAATCCCATTTAGCAATGAAATCGCCTTGATCATCCATGTCATTTTGTATCAAGATTGATCCTTTTATGAATTCAATTGATCCATCTAATTCCGGATATTCTGCAATGATTTTCTCGTATATTGTCATGAACGAACTCCCACTCCTTGAAATAGTGCTGATCCACTTGTGATGTTAGGACTTCCGCCGCCGCCATAAACATAAAGTTCTATGTAATCGGTACTACCATTCAAATAAAGCAACGCCGCATTGTAAGAAATAATGGTTCCATTTGCTCCAGTTTGAAGCCCTACGAGACTTTGATTAAATGATCCGTTTTTGTATATTGCAAAGCCCGTATAAGAACCGCTGCCTAATCCATTTGCTTCCATGCCGGCGCTGATTTGGTAATATCCCGCAACCGTTGGAGTGAATCGACTTGATGCAAAATTGTTGTTGGTATCAAATGTCTCTGTTCCAAGAGTCACTTTTGTCCATGTTGAAGCTGAGAATGTTTGTGCTGATGCGTTGGTTGCTGAAAATGCTGGCAATGCAGTATAAGAAGATGCAGCAGCCCATTTAATGCCTGTTGCTGCTGTTGAATCAGCGGTCAGAACTTGTCCATTTGATCCAACGCCTAGCCGTGAGACAGTCGCACTTGCTGTTGCTGCTATCAAATCACCTTTGGTTGTGACGGTTGATGCCGAAATGTCTCCTTGCGCTTTTGTATTTGCAGTATTTGCTAAGTCATAAGCTGATTTAACGGCAGTCGGTGTCGAGGCAAGAATCGATGATGTTGTTGATGTTGAATCTGACAGTTGCACAGATCCTTTTTGAGCTGTTGTCGCGTCCTGAATTGCTACTGTTACAGCGCCAGTTGTTCCGCCACCGGTAAGCGGACTTGTAGCTGTAACCGATGTTATGTCACCAATTTCAGGTGTCACCCATATTAGATCCAAATCCGTGTTTGATGCCTTTGTAAGCATTTGACCCGATGTGCCGCCTTTTAATTCGGCAAATGTTGTGTCAATTGATTGACCTAGTGTGCGGATTGCTGATGCACCATCCTTCACAAGATCCGTGTCATTGGGTGTTGTCCACCCATAGTTTGTTGTTGTTGCCATTTATGCCACCGCCCCTATTGCGTTTTCCCATGTAAGTGTGTTTGACAAGGTGTTCCATTTTTCCAAAATACTCACTTGCTGCCACTCGATTGCAACCTGTGAGAATTCAATTGGTGAGACATTGACTGTGAGATAAATTGAATTTAATCCCACGCTCCAACTCCAGCCTTCGACATAACCTTCAAATTGTCCATTGGCAATGTTCAATGGCAGATCTGTGATCCGTAATGGCAGTCCCATAAATATGCCAAGAAGCTTGTCTCTTGTAGTGTTATCAAGCTCGGGCGATGTAATTGGAAATGTGATTGATTCAAATTTTGCGCGCGGGTAAGATCTTAAACTCAGATATCGATTGGCTTGAGAAGTGGCATCTGTTGAGTGATTAAGTGATGTTGTGATGTTTTCGGATAATTTGCCAAATTGCGAAATTGAAGTCAGATCTTGAGCTGTGACGGTGCCTGATTTCCAAGCCAATGCAATGTCGTTGCGCACATCGCCCGATTGCATGATTGTCTTAATTCCAGCGGAAGAAGCAACATTGGCTGAAATAACTGTGTAGCCATTGTTGGCAAGGTAATTTTGGCGATGATCTGCTCCGGCGTATGAAATTTGACCTTGAGCGTTTTCGTATAAATACCCAAATCCTGAATTTGCCAAAGCTGATACAAGCGAATACACATCTGTGAATTCAGCGCCACGATTTGCCAATTCATAGATTCCAGTATCAATCTCACCTAGTCCTGTGTTTTCTGCATTTGCCCAAGTAACTGTAGCTGGATATGTATTCCATTGCAGAGCCGCAGGAACTTCTGTCCAGTTATTCACAAGCAAATCTGTGAGAATTGTTTCAATTTGTACGCCGTCAAGATCAACCGATAAAACGCCTTCGGTGAGTGCTTTTGGAAGTCTTGAAAGAGCTCCGAGAGCGGTCAGGGTTGCAGCTGTTGCGATTCCTGATGTGCCGGCTGCCGAGACTTCGATTCCAATATCTGTCAAAGTGCCACCAAAAATTGGTACATAGACGCCGGATGAATCTTTAATTTGTAAAGTCAAGCCGTCATTTATTTCAAATACGAAAGCCGCTTCATCAAGATTGATAATTGTCAAAGTGCAATAACCGGCAACCGGCTGTGAATAGATATCGGTGCGCCCTGAAGCCATGCTCACGCCTGAAAGTGTCACATCGGTATATTCAATTGATCCAATGGTCACTTTCCATTGTGGATTAAATATCGTCATGCGAATGACAACTTTCCAGCTCCGAGTGTGCCGCGAGAATTTGATCGATTGAGTACATCGATGATTGTGCGAGCTGTGCCTTCCGCATCGATAGCGCCATTGACCGTCAGATTGATTGTGCTGCCCATGCCGCCATTTGGAATGATGTTGCCGTTTGAGCTAGGGACAAAGAGCTCTGCTCCACGCTCTCCAACAACATACGGTGTGCCGCCGGATACAGCTCCGCCAGCTGCTCGGAATCCGCCAAATGCAGAGCTAATTGCTCCGCTTATTCCAGAGACAATTGGATTTCTTGCCACTAGGTTAATCAAAGATTGAATTGCTCCAACCACATTTCCAATGATTCCAAAGAGCGTTTGAAATCCGCCAATTAACTTTCCAACGACCGTGATGACAACACTCAAAGCTGTGCCGATGCCTTCAATTGCGATCTTTAAAACGGCACCAAGAAAGGGCGCAACATACTTTCTTAAAAATTCAAATAAGACAATGAACTCATCTTTGTTTTCCATGACAGCGCCTTTGATTTTATCAAAAGCAACTTTGATCCCTTCAAACACGGGAATGAAAATTGCTCTGGCGCCTTCAATGAATCCGGTAAAAGCCCCTTTAAGACCATCTGTACCACCGACAGAATTTATGAATTGTGAAATTGCCGGAATGACCGTGTTCACAACGGTATTGACCATTGGCGTAATTGCATCTAAAACAAAAGCTCCGACGGTTTCTTTGCCTTCATTAAAAGCTACTTTAAGACGATCCATCTTTCCAGCGAATGTGTTGGCTTGATTTGCGGCTTGTCCGCCAAAAGTTGTTGCGAGTGCCTTTGTGATTTCATCCATTGACATTGTTTTGAGCTCTGCCGATGAAAGACCAACGCCCAATTTGCCAAGCGCCGCGGTATTACCTTCAGCGGCTTTTGCCATCGCATTTGTGACCGCTTCTAAACTTTTCCCGCTTCCCGCCGCGACATCGATTGCAACCTTTTGAAGTTTGAGAGCTGCATCAGAATCTTTTGTGGCGCGAATCAACCGATCAAGAGATGGGCGAAGCTCATCATCTGTGATTCCGGTGAGCAAAGAAGTCTGAAGAATTTGACTTTCAATTGCTGCAATTTGAGAATCTGTGGCACCTGTAACATTTTTTAATGAAGTCGCAAGTTTTATCTGTGCAGCTTCATCGGCAATTGCAGATTCGACACCTTGCTTGAGAAGTACGGCGCCATAGGCAAGCGCCGCTGCTCCGGCAATCGCAAAAGCTTTGCCAGCCTTCTTTCCAAAATCGCCCATTTTATCGCCAAAGCTTTGGACTTCATTGGTAGCGCCAGAGACTCCGCGCTTTAATTCATCAAAGTCTGCATCAAAGGTGATCTTTACTTTTGGAATGCCAGCCATCAGTCAAGCCCCAATCTTTGAACAACATCTTGAACCATTTGCGCATATTCACGCGCCACGATTGGGATGTAATAATCAACCGCCGGCGTGATCCAATAGCCGCGTTTGTTTTGTGCAGCTTTGAATCTGTCGGTGTATGGGCGACCTAAGCTGTCCACGCCTTTGTGTGAACCAAATTCTGTTCCCCAAAGCAATGCGCCAGCTGGCGCCGCGCTCTGGCGTACCTTTGCACCTTTGCCTGACTTTGATTGCTCGCCGCCATATTTGCGACCAACTTTTTTTGATCCGCCAATATCAACACGGATTAAACGATCGCGCGTTGCTGTAATTGTTTGAGCCACAAGTTTTGTCTGTGGAGCTGGCGCGGATTGACTAAACATGAGCAACTGTCCGGCGAGTCTTTGAGACAAGGGAAGTGCGCCATTGCGAATTTCTGTTTGAGAATCTTTGTCAAGCTTGTTGAGCAAGCCAATGAGATTACGAAATTCGACAGGATCGACGGTGATGGCAAATGTGCCACGCCCTGCCTTATTTGCCATTTCGCTTCTCCAATATCTCGATTGCTGTGTAAATCTGCTCCGCCGTTTCCCACTCTTTCATCGGTATCCCTGTCGCAAGCGCCAGTTCGACCAAGACTCGATTTAGGCTTCCGGCGGCGTAGCTTTTGGGCTGTCCACTTCCTCGGATCGGATATCGTCCACCGTGTCACACCAAATTTCGTATGGCTTAATGGGTTGTCCGGCAAGCTCTCTTTTCTTTGCGTTATATGCCAAGAAAAGCAAATCATCTAGTCCGACATTTTCGCCGAGCTGCGTGACCTTCAAGCCTGTCTTTCTTTCCCACTTTACGAATTCCGGTGTTGATGCGGTGAACGATTCCGCGTCCCCTGAAAAGTATGTGACCGTGATTCCTGTTTTCATGCTCCCGATGTCCTATCTCTTAGCTAAATGTTTCGGTTGGTGTTCCCACTACTTGAAAAGATAGTGAGACTGTCTGTGCATCCGGCGCTGATCCGCCCACGGATGGATATGTTGGCAAGATATTGCAAGCAAATACCGCGCCAGTTGCAGCTGTAAGTGATGCGGCCAAAGTCGTGTTTGGTGCGGATTCTGTTGCTGTCCAAAGTGATTCACATAGCGATCCGCTGGCGCCCCAATCTGCAAGCATTTCCACATTGAGCATCCAAGAATCATCGATCGCTTTGTAAGCGCGACCGTCTAAAGTTTGGTATGTCTCGATGACATGGTCAGCTTCGAGAGTGACTGTTGTTGCCTGTGCGTCGTAAGTTACGGTTGCGATCGTCAATGCGAGATCGCGTCCTGTAATGACGGTCGTTGCCATAATTTTTCTCCTAGTTTGTTTGTGTGTATTGAGTTGAAATATCGATCTCGCAAGCAAGGATGTCTGATCCACTTGCAAGCGACATCGGGATGGGATTAGACACGGATCCCACCGTGTAACCTGACGGAATAACCGCCAGAATGCTCATCACAAGCTTCTCGATGTTATCGAGTGCTGCATTGTTGGAATACATCGCAACTCCGACAGTAATGACCAAATTGATCTTCACTCGAGTGGATGTGCCAATTAGATTTGGCTCAAGGTAAGGCGCGTTAGGTACGACAGCGGCAAATGGCACTTGTGGCGCTTCCGGCACCGCGTCATACGGATTCAAAGCAATGCTTGAAATTGCTGTTTTCAAGACTCCGCGCACATTGACGGCGATTGATGATGGGACGCTCATGCCAGCATCGCATCCTGATCAAGTGACTTGCCAAGAATTCCAATGACTCGATTGAGCAAGCCGCGTCCCATGCGATAAGGCGTAGGCTGAAAATCAACGCCTTCGATCTGTCCGCCGGCAGCTGTAATTGATTGAAAAATCTCCACCGATACCACAATGATGGCTTCATATACCGCCGGATTGGAAGCATAGATTGTCGCTGCGTCATAACCTGAAAGATAAGTTGTGCCATGCGGAATGACAGCATTGCGCGCAATATCCGCATTTGTCTTTGCATAAGAAAATTCGTACTCGGATCCAATTGCTGTGACGGTCTTTGTGCCGTCAAAGGTTGCGTCGCCAATTGAGACAACGGCGCTTGATCCAACAATGTAATTGTGCGGCGTGTTTGTTGTAAGTGTTGCCACATTTGAATTGATGCGGCGATCTGTAACAGCCGCGGAATATGAGACAAGAAGTGGCAAAATCACAAGCTCGCTTGTATCAATTACCTTTTGAAGATAGGCATCAGAATAAAGAGAAGAGCTCACTTGCAAGACATCACGCAATTGCGTCGGTGTTACTAGCGACATGAGCTCTTCCCTTCTTCTGCTCGGCTGACTCGGGAGCGAATCAGCCGATGATTAGCTGTGACGGATTACGCCTTGTTATTCTTAAAGGCACCAGCAGCAATTCGAGTTGCACAGGCTCCAAATGAATAAACGCCAATGGTTATGGATCCATCCGCTGTTGATTCAGCGCGTAGCTGATAGCTAGGGGATTCGTACCATGTATATGCGTCAGGATTTACGACGAGAAGTGTTCCATCTCCATCGCCGCCGTTTGTTGGATCCACAAATAAATTCAAGCCTGCGACATTTCCTGTGAGCGATGTTGGTACCGCAACTCCAGGTTGGTTCATAGGATTTGATACTTGTGAATATATTGGACGCCCTGCGTCATTTAGTGTCATCAAATTTGCCCATTGTCCGGTGCTGACAATCATGTTACGAGCAAATGGATTTGGAAGTCCGGCTGTCGCTGCATAAACAGAAGCAGATCCGCGCGCGATGATTCCGAGAAGCTCGGTTGCTGTTGGATATGTTGCAACTGTTGTGCCATCAAGTGTTGCACCTGAAATCAAAAGCCCATTGACATAAGCATTTTGTGACTTAGCCATTGCCGCAACCATATTGCGCAAAAGCTCGTCATAAAACAAAGGTGAAGTTCTGGTCAAAAGCTCCACGCTGAATTGCTGTTGTCCGGCGAATTTTTTGACATCCACGCTCAAGAAAGCAGAATTTTGATCTGTATTTGAAAACGCTGCATCTTCAGCTGTGATTGCAACTGTTGGCACAGCTGTAATCTTTGGAATTTCAAAAGTCATGCCAGCATCAGGTAATGTCCCACGGCTGACCGCTTGAATTGACGGACGAATCGTTGTTGAAAGTCCGTTGATTACTTCGGCAAGCTGGCGAGTTGGTACAAGACCAGCGTTGTCTGTTGTGTTGTCCGCTGCAAGGACATATTGGCGAGCTTCTTCAGATCCGAGAGCAGCTTGAACCTTGTTTTCAAGGTACTTTGCCGCTGTCATTTCGATGCGTGGCTTTGTATAAGACACAGACTTAACTGAAGCTGTGACTGACTGTGCGGCTTCGACCGTCTCGACGGTATCCGCGTTTGTGACGGTGTTTTCCACTTCGTCTCCTTCTGTTGTTGGTGTTGGTGTTTCTTCCGATTCAGCTGGTGCCGGATCAGAGATCTCTTCTTCGCCTTCCGTGGCTGCAACTTCAGCAACGCGAGCTGATCGAACAGCCGGTTCGCTAACAAGTGCAACGCCTGTCAATTCGCCAGCTAGGACGCGCATGATGCCGCCTTTTTCTTGCACATAATCATCAACAGCTAATTCAATGCTGAATCCATCGCGAAGTCCGTCCATGGCTTCAACAAGTGCATCGGTACCAGCTGTCGTGTTAGCAATTTTAAATGTCGCATTGATAGCGCCTTCACCGTCTAAAGACATTTCCATTGTCTTTCCAATTCTACGAGTGCGATCATGTTCAAGGTTTAAAAATACATTTTTTGGCTCAATGGATCCTTTTGCAAATACCACTTTGCCGGTCGATGCGTTTGCTTCTTCTTCAAATGCAACAATGCGTCCGGTGATTGTGCGAGAGACAGAATCCGCCGCTGTGATTGTCATTGGTGTTGTTAGCTTCATCCGATCATGTCCTCTTCTTTTCTAATTTCATCGATTGACATTGCGCCAATACGATTCAAAATTTCATAAACTTGAGCGCGTTCAAAAGCATTTCCACGCAAGAAATCGTCCAAGTCATATCGGACATATTGTGAAGCTGGCGTGAAATCTGTTAATGAAAGGCGCTCTTCAATAATTGTGAGCACCGGACGAATTGAAAAATCGATAAGGTCGCGCCGTTGATTCACCGCGTTTGAATAAGTCATACTGGATGGATCAGCTGACGCAAACCAAGCAGGCAAACCAATGGCGCGACAAAGTTCAAGGGCGAGATACTGTCTTGCTTCATTCATTTGAAGATTTTTTGGATCGTATCCAATTGTGTCCATTTTGATGTCAGCGTTCAAAAATGTGACAGCCTTTGAAGCTTTATTTTTAAAAGCATTGATCAGCGATGCAACGCGATCTTTTGGAAGCTGTACGCCGTTACTCGACAAGACAATTTGTGGAATTGGATTCAATGCAAAATCAAATGCAGCTCTTTCGAGAGCGTGAGCCGCGCGGACTGTGCGACCGGCTCGATTGAGCAATCCTTCTTGCATATTTCCAAAGACAACCAAATCTTCGGCAGCGATTGAATAGCCATCGATTCGATAGCCTTCAACTTCGGTACCGATTGAATTTGTTTCAACTGTTACGCGCTCCGGTGCAATTCTTTCCATTGCTTGAATTCTTCCGGTGTCGGCGTAGCGAGATAACACGCGAGAATATGCAGCCGGACGAAAGAGTAAATCTTCGGCGATCCAAGCCCAATACTCTGCTCCGGTAATTCGTGGATCAGGTTGGCGAATGATGCGCGGTGAATAAACTGTTTCATTCGTTTCTTTGACTTTTGTTTCAAGTGGCAGCGATGCAACCGTTGAGCAAATGATTCCACGCGCGCGAGCGATAGTTGGTACGCCCATTGCTTCAGATCGAGTTGCGCTTTGTCCTACTGCAAAGAATGGAGCTCCAATTGAATCAATTGAATTGATGGGTGCCAAAGAAGCATCGACTGTCGCTTCAGCAATTGGCGTTGGAGCTGTGATAAAAAAATCTTTTAAACCCATGGCGCAATTTTAAAGATCCCTACATTCAGCCGATCATAATGTCAAGATCCGTGCGTGGGCGTGTCGCGTAATGTGTGACTAGCGCACATGCCACGGTGGCACACACAGTCGATTGAGAAGCTCTCCGCCCAATAGTCCATCCGCCATCTCCAAAAGGGAGCCGAGCAGCTGAAAGAATTTGTTTCGTCAATTCGGGTTGATTCGAGTGTCTGAGTCTTTTCGATGAGATCGCTCCCAAAAGTTCGTCGCAGGATTGACCGTACAGAGCCCCGTCTATGTCAGCGATTGGGATGCCGGCTGGCGCAAGTCTAGCCGCGATCGCCGATGAAGTCCGTCTTGAGTACGCCAACACTTCGACCGGATATTCAGCAAAATGATCTGCGATGTCATTGGCAATTGCTTTGTCATCAAGTGAAATTGGATTGTGCCATGTTCGAAGAAGCTTGACAAAAAATTGTTCATCATTGATTCGCTGACCAATGACCAGAGCTGCATCGCGACGATCCGGCGAGCAATCCAATCCCATCCACACGGTATTTTCCGAATCGATCTCAAATTCATCGATTGCACATTCTGCCCATTCACCGGCTGGAATTGCAGAGCTAATTGTCTGCACCCATCGGCACAAAACCTCGGTGCGCACAACATCCGGCGGATCATTCATCACAGCTCGCAAATTGTCGATGTGTACCGTGTAACCAAGTGCCGGATTAGCCATGGCAGCGCCAGCCCAAAAGGCAGGGGAGTCATCGATCTTGTCGTAATCACTTGACCATTCAAAAAATCCGATGTCATCGGTGGATCCGCCGGCGGCGCCAATTCCGCGTTCACGGATTTGATTTAAGACAAGACTGTGTTGATCGCCAGCATTTGAATAGCTCCACAGCTGTGGATTCTCTGCCGCCATCATTGTGTATCGAAGCGATGCCCATGTTGTCTCATCTTTAAGCTCTCGAGTCTCATCAATGTGAACCGTCGATGGCTTTGAGATACCGCGAGCAGCTGAGGCGCCAGCTTTGACCATGTATCGGTTGCCGTTGAGACATTCGATCTCTTCAGAGCCATGAGCCCATCGAATCCGTTTGACTTGTTTTGCCAATCCTTCATTGCCTTCAATTGTTTGGACAAGATCGCGAAAAGTCTCGAGTGAAGTGGTCAATCGATGAGCTGTGCCAATTTGCAGCTTGTTGTTCCATTCAAAAAGACCCATCAAAATTCGTTGCTTCATAAAAGTTGTCTTTCCCTGTTGGCGAGCTACAACAAGCTGGACAAGCGGATGGTGCCAGCGCCCATCGGCTTTGTACCGGTGCGCCTCGATCGCCAGCCATTCTTGCCATGGCATCAAAGGCAGCGAGATAGAATTGCTGAAATCGATCAGCTCTTGTCCACGCGTGGGCAGGTCTGGACGCAATCTCGAGTGAATTCGTGGCGTAGTTTTGCCATAAAGCTTGTCTGTGATGGGCTCCAAAACCTGTGTGAGCCGATCTGAGCCTGTTTGAACCAACTCGAGCCTAGGGATACCGTCTTGAGCCATCTCAATGCCTTTTTGATTCGTTTGGTGGTGAAAGAAAACCTC